TATTAAACAATTATGACAGCGACAAAAGCAAAACCAAAAACAACCCCATCGGTAAGTATTGATTTGCCAGCAAATCCTTTTACCTTTGAGGTTCTGAATTTAGTATCAAAGCAAAGAACCAATATTAAAAAAGTTGAAGTTCTACAAAAATATAATGACCCATCACTCAGGGCAATTTTTATCTGGAACTTTGATGAAAGTGTAATTTCTTCTCTTCCAGTAGGTATTGTTCCTTATTCGAGTGTAGGAGAGCAGGGTTCATTTAGTGGAACCCTAAGTGAGAAGATTGATGATGCCGTGGGGAAAATGAGTGAAATTGGTTCTAATTCACTTGGTTCACAAGATCAAGGTTTTTCATCAATTCGTAAAGAATATTCAAAGTTTTATAATTTTATTAAGGGTGGGAATGATAGTCTGAGTTCTCTTCGTAGAGAAACGATGTTCATTAATGTTCTACAAGGTCTTCATCCTTTGGAGGCAGAGATTCTGTGCTTGGTCAAAGATAAACAACTTGAGACGAAATACAAAATCACAAAAGAACTTGTTTCTCAGGCATACCCAGAAATTGTATGGGGAGGTCGTTCGTGAGTAAAACTGTAGTAGTAGAGGAAGAAATTATGCAGTGGACTCCAGAAGAAAAAAAAGAAACTTCCTCTCGTTACGGTTGTGAAATTCTTTTTGAACGCACTACTCTTGCTCAAGTAAAAGATCCTTCTCTACCAAATGATGCTTATCTAATTCTTTATCGCGTGGATGGTGAAAATTATGTAGACTTATGTCGTGGAACTAGAGTTAAAATCTTTGATATGTACTACGATAAGTTTGGACCCGGATCTGTTCAAAAAATTGACTTTGGATACGGAAGAGTATCTCCTAGACTATGGGGGTACAGAGCACCCGAAAAGAAAAAGCGAAAGTGATTTCCCAGATCGGCGGAAAAAAATCCCCCAAAAAATTCACCCAAAAAAGGTTTTCAAGAGAGGATTGACAAGTCCTCTCTTTTTTTGTATAATGAATTCAGAATATCAATCTAAATGGATACTGAAAGATTAAAACTCATTATTCGGAATATGGAATTGCTTTTAGATTCTCTCAAGGCAGAGATATATTCTGATATACCACAATATAAGTATGATGACATTAAACCAGAGGAAATTGACTATGATGAGGTTTTTTAACTGATGTCCGTAAGAGCAAAAAAACTTGTAAAACTATTAGAAAGATTGATTAGGCAGGACCACCTATATTCTAATGAAGAACTCAAGCAAATGAAATCACAACTGCGAGTTATCAAAGAAGAACTTGCAGAATTAGAAGCAAAAACATCAAAAGGATTTGGAAAATGAAACCTATTAAAGCAAAAGATTTACTAGAACTTGACCGTTATATGAAAGTTGTGATGATTCGTCAGACACAACTTCCACAAACTCTTGTTTATCAGGCAGGTAAGAATGATTATAGTGAAGACCCTATTCACACCAAGTTTCCTCCTGCTGAAAAGGAATGTGGTAAGTGGGTAATTGAACAACTACTTGCAAATGAACGAGGGCACTGGGGACCTCTGGAGCATCCTGCCATTTCTTTGGACTGTGTTGGGTTTGTTCATAATGTAATGGTTCAGGCAAGAACTCACCGTGTTGGAGTTTCTTTTGATGTTCAGTCTCAGCGTTATACCGGTCGTCGTGTATTGAAGGTTGCGACTGGCGACCTGAAACCTGAAGAGGTTTTCTATGTGCGTCCAGAAGGTCTCTATTTGGACCGTAAAGGGCACAAATACGAATGGACGAAGGATGACTACGAAAGGCAACTAAAGTTCTGTCTGGCGGCATCTGAGAGGTATGCTGAGGGTTATGATACTCGTGGTATGGCAGAGGAACATCTTCGTGATTATCTTCCTCAAAACATTCGCCAGAACTTTGTGGTTTCGTTCTCTCTTCGTGCCGCACTTCACTTTCTAGACCTTCGTGCAAAACTTGATGCTCAGGTAGAAATTCAGGCATTATGTCACGCAATTTCCCCTGTAATGAAAGAATGGGTTCCAGAAATCTTCAGTTACTATGAAGAAAAAAGATTGTATAGAGCGAAACTTTCACCTTAAAATATATTGTAAATATTTTAAATACTTATATTAAAGAAGTCTCACAAAGAGTATATCCTTTGTGGGATTTTCTTTTACCAAGAAGAACATTACTTAAATTTCCTTGACTTAAATTATTTTCCTTACAAAATAACTTAATATTTTTTCCTTTAATAACTTCACCCGATGGTGATAAAATAACAAATTCTTTCATATTTTTTTCTCCCGTTATTTTTCCACCTTTTTTCCCCACCTCACTTTTCTGCTCTGATGTTAATGCGTGAATTCCAATTTTTAAATCTCTAGTTTTTGTTCCCGCAATATTACCTGATATTTTACTATGTTCTGTTATTTGTTCTTTTGTTCTAGAAAAAGTTCCTAAACCTAATTCGTAGCATTTTTTTCCACCTATTTTGCCATATATTTTACCATACTCTTTGAATTTTTCTTTATTTTTTTCTGTGTGCTTATAACCAGAATTTCCTTCACCACCATCACTTCTATTATTGAGAATACCAGTTCCTAAATCTTTTCTACCAAAGACGGCAATCATATAGATTTCGTGCTTGAATGCCTCTTCTTCCGTTAGGTTCTGCTTTAACAAGATTATTTTTGATTTATCTTTTGGTCTTCCGCAAGGTCTTCCTTTATTTTCATTAATTCTTCTCCCACTACCTTTTCCAATATAATAAGGAGTTCTATCTTCCCGCAAATATGCGTAAGTGTAATACATTTCTACTCTGTTGTGATTCGCAATACTATTTATACGAGAAAAGGTGCCCTAAGCACCTCCTCCGCCCGATAGATGCGAACCACACAGGCATAGTTATTTATTAGTTCCCTTGCTTTAATTAAATTGATATGATATAATTGAATATCTTATTTGGAGAATAAATTAAATATCTTTGGAAAAAAATAAATTAATATACCCCTAAATATTTTGTAAATTATTATACCTAATGCCTACTTACAGATTTGAGAATACAGAAACAGGTGAAATCTTTGAGAAATGGATGCTTATGGCAGACAAAGACCCATATCTCAAAGAAAATACTCATATGAAACCTCTTATACCGACACAAATGAATGTTGGTGAAGTGGGAGATTGGAGGAATAAACTAACCTCCAAGCATCCTTCGTGGAATGATGTACTCGGACAAGCTCAGAAAATGCCCGGTTCAACTGTAAAAAAACTATAAACACTTATGGCAAGAAGAAAAAGAGCAGAGCAACAAAATGATGTTGGTCTTACCACTCGTCAAGCAAAGCGTAAAAAACCCTTAAGTGGTGAATATCTGGTAGATATTGACCCACTTACAGATAATCAGAAAAAACTTTTCGATTCTTATGCGGAACAGAAACATTTAGTTGCCTATGGGTGTGCCGGTACTGGTAAAACTTTTATTACTCTTTATAATGCTCTTCGTGAGGTTTTAGATGAAAAAACACCTTACGAAAAAATCTATCTTGTCCGTTCTTTAGTTGCCACAAGAGAGATTGGATTTCTTCCCGGTTCTTATGATGACAAGTCGGATATTTACCAAATTCCTTATAAGAATATGGTTAAGTATATGTTCCAGATGCCTTCCGATGCCGAATTTGAGATGCTTTATGGCAATCTCAAGGCACAGGAAACGATTAAGTTCTGGAGTACTTCATTCCTCAGAGGAACCACGCTTGATAATTCTATTATTATTGTGGATGAGTTCCAAAATATGTCATATCACGAACTAGATTCTATTATCACTCGTGTTGGTGAGAACTCTAAGATTATGTTCTGTGGAGATGCGTCTCAGAGTGACCTTCAGAAAACAAACGAAAGAAATGGTATTATTGATTTTATGACAGTATTGCGTAAAATGCCATCTTTTGATATAATTGAATTTGGTGTAGATGATATTGTTCGTTCAGGACTTGTCAAAGAATATATTATTGCAAAACTAGAAGCAGGTTTTTAATGTTTAATCATCTTGATAATGTACTTCCTCAACTTGAGAGAGCAACAATTGATGGGGTCCGATATTACAGCATCCCAGATGGAGACCAACTACTCAAGATGGTCTCCATTACCTCCGTAACCAGTCATTTTAATAAGGAAATCTTTGTCAAATGGCGTAAAAGGGTCGGTAATGAGGAAGCGGATCGAATCACCAAGGCATCAACAAGTCGTGGAACAGATATGCATACTTTGGTTGAAAATTATCTTTATAATAGAGACCTTCCAACAGTTCAACCTCTATCAGATTTTCTTTTTAGGATTGCTAAAACAGAACTGAATAAGATTAATAATATTCACTGTCTGGAAGGTGCCATGTATAGTAGGCAACTTGGTGTGGCAGGAACAACGGACTGTATTGGGGAGTTTGATGAGGAACTTGCCGTAATTGACTTCAAGACTTCTAAAAAACCAAAACCCAGAAATTGGATTGAGAACTATTTTGTTCAGGCAATGTTTTACGGTATGGCATATTATGAAATGACTGGTATTCCGATTAAGAAACTAGTAATCATTATGGCATGTGAGAATGGAGAGTGTGTAGTGTACGAAGAGAGAGATCTTAAAAAGTACATGAAACTCGTGGTTGAATACATCAAAAAGTTTGTGAATGATAAACTCGAACAGATGTCTACTTGACTAATTGATTATTATATCTTATAATACGTATTATTACTGCTAAACTATGACAAACATACTAGCGACATTCCTAGAGATTAATATAGAAGATATGGAATCACCAGAATCAAATAAAGAATTAGAGCAGGCAATTGAAGATAAGTTTCTTACACCT